AAACCACCTGCCTAACTCTCCCCTACCTTCAAATGGCTTTAATTCAGCTTTTATATCGTTAGCTTCATTTTCCATCCATTTAGGCGGTACGAATGATGTTACAGATGATTTAGGTTCTTCCACTAATCCAAATGCTTCTTTTACATCAAACCAACCTGCTTTGGTAGGCTTACGTTTTTGTTCTTCTTTGTGCTTATCTATACCACGTTGTACAATACTTCTACGGTCAAAATCTTCCCTTTTATATTGGTGGGAACGACAAAACCCTTTACCAAAAACGGGATTATTGCAGCCATTAAAATTACAAAACTTCATATCTTAAATAATTTATCCCCAACAAATCTATAATGAATACTACCTACTATTATTACATAGTCTAACCTCTTAGCTAATTCATATATTAGTAGTCTTTGTTGGTTAGTCATTGATTATTTATTTAGCCATTTTAAGAAACGTTCCCATCTTGTAGGTTTTTTAGGTGGCAGGAAAACGTGAATTGGCTGTGGTGGTTCTTTCATTATGTATTCGGTGAACTTATCTTGTAATTCTTTTTGACCGTCAATTAGAATTTGTATTATATCGTAAGGGCTTTTGTTACGCATAAGTTCTTCCATTACTCTTTTAAAAACGGGAGAAGTGTGCCAATATTTTTGTGCAAATTCGGGTGTAAACTTGTCTAATATCTCTTTACGTTTAAGATAATAGCTTTCTTCGTCATCCAATGGAGTATAACTCTCAATAGCCTTAACAACAAAACTATTCCAATGATGATTTTCGGTAGCCAATTTATCGTAATGCTGCAAAGCATCCTCCCGTAACATTTCTACTGTTGGCTTATACGTTTGTTCCATATTTTTATTTTATATTAGTAGTCTTTGTGTTTCTGTCATGGGTTACGGGTTATTAGTGTTTCATCTATTTCTTCAAAATGAATATCTATAAAACATTCATCCGAACCTATTACATCCCACCATTTATCTTCTTCATCCCAAAATGCAACTACCCATTCTTCATACCATTTAACCCAATAGTATCCGTATTTTCTATTTTCCATTTTATTTTTATTTAGGTGTGTGGGTTAGTGGGTTATTAATTCGGGATTTTGATAAATATCCCCTATGATTTCATACGTTGCAGGTTTACTTCTTTCGCTATATGTTTTTTGGGTATTTAATGAATAGCCGAAATAGGTACTACCAAATTCATTTGACGATACTTTTAGTTCCACTACTTCCCTTGTTTTCATTGTTGGGTCTGCATATATAAAGTTATTACCCGTCATAAAAATATCTTTACTGCCAACTCTTTCTAAAATATCTCCTTCATAAATATCTTTGCCATTTTTATCTTTTAATCCTGTAAACTGCATAACCTCTCCTGTATGCCATACATCCCTCATTAAATCACAGCAGAACATACTATTATCAAATGATTGAAGGTCATAAAACATACTACCTTTTGACCAACCACGAAACTTTAATTCACGCATATATTTAAAATTGAACTGTAAAACTAATAAACCTATTAAAGCAAATGTATTAAAATACCCTTAAAATACTGCAAGAAAAATTTTTGTTATTGAGATAAAGTTATACATTTGTCAAAAATAGTTACATAAATGACAGATAAAATAGAACTCACTTTAGAAGAAAAAATTGACCGTTCAAGGGAAGGTCGCAGTCAAATGTGGATTGTAAGCAAGTTAAGGGAAATGGGTTGTGGTATGTCAGAAGCCCAATTTACCCGTAAAAAGAAGGATATATACACCACAGATAGCTTCACAGAAACAGAACTTTCTGCCCTTTCAACAATACTAAACACCGACTTTACTATCCAAAAGTAAGGTCTTTTTTATTTTTTACTAACGCTATATACTGGCTTACACATGGCTCGTCCCGTCAAGAATTATTGCGACTACTTCCCCCACGATAGGGATATGCGTAACCATAGAAAGGTTAAGGCTATCCGTACTAAGTTTGGTATAGAAGGGTATGCTTTATGGTCAATGTTATTGGAATACCTAACAGGTATTGATGGCAATGTTTTTGAATATTCAGAGGATGAATTTGAACTAATTGGCGGTGACTTCGGGGTTTCTGTAGAAACAATACGGTGGGTGGTTGATTACTGCATCAAATTGGAACTTTTATTCTTAAAAGAAGGGTTTATTAGTTCAGAAAGCCTTGATGAAAACCTGAAACCCGTATATGAAAAAAGGGGTAAGAGTAAGGATAATAGCAAGAAACAACAACGTAAGAACGGTAAGTTTGTACCAAACAATACCGTATTAAACGGAGTTTCTGTAGCAGAAATACCGCAAAGTAAAGTAGATAATAGTAAAGTAGATGAAAGTAAAGAAAGTAAGGCTATTCCAAAAAAGGAAGATTTTATGCAATACGTGAAGGAAAGGTGTGCTTTTATTAGTGAAAATTTTGAATTACACAAACAAGGGGCTTCTGTAAAATACGATGCTTGGGTAGCGGCGGGTTGGAAGGATGGATACGGGAATAAAATAAATAATTGGAAAAGCAAGATTATCTCAAACCTGCAATATTTTAAGAAAGTTAATGGCAATGGTCATACGGTAAAAGCGGGTATAGTAGAAGTACCAAAAGATATTAATTACGAAAATCAGCAAATGTAATGAGGGGTTCAGAAGCTATAAAAATTATAGGTAATGAGTTTATTGATGGGTTTTCCATTGATAAAGAACCCTTATTAACAGGCTATAGGCTTGTGTATGAGAACCTTTCTTCGGGGTTGGATGTGAAAAGTAAAACAAAGGGCTTGTTAATTATAGGCTCAATAGGGGTAGGTAAGTCATTAATGATGCGTATATATCAAAAGTTGTTTAAAGATTCGTGTAGGGCTTTTAAATGGGTTTCAGCATCGGTTTTAAGGGATATGTTAGATGAAACTACGCTTTCAAACATAAAAGCATCCTACGGGTACGATTGTAAGATGGATTTATATATTGACGATGTGGGGGTTAGTCATTCAGACGTAAAAAGGTATGGGAATACGGTTAATGTTATTTCTGAAATATTAATGGAACGATACGAACTATTTTGTAATGAAGGGTATAAAACACATATTTCAACCAATTTATTAGCAAGGCTTGAAAATAATCCACAGAACATTCCTACAATGGAAAATTATTTATCCAATAGAGTATATGACAGGATAAAAGAAATGTGCGAATTAGTTGTAATTAATGGACAAAGTTTAAGAAAATAACGATGCGGGAAAAGAAAGACTTATCACATTTAATATACGCCAAAGTACCCCCAAATGCAAAAGATTTGGAAGGACAGGTATTGGGTGCAATGATGATGGATAATTCTATTATTGTTACCGTCAAGGAAATATTACAGGTAGAAGATTTTTATATAGAATCACATCAAGAAGTTTTTGGGGCTATTTGTGATGTATTTGAATTTGCGCCAGTAGATATAGAAATGGTGGCAGAACGTTTATTGTTTTTAGAACAACTTGAAAATAGTGGTGGGTTATTTGGTTTAACAAAACTTACCAATAAAGTAGTTTCAACCGCTAATATTAAAAACTATTGCTTAATTATTAAGCAAAAAAGCATATCCCGTAAGTTGATAACGTATGCACAAAATATTATTTGGAAGTCTTATGAAGATTCAGAAGATGTTTTTAATGTTTTGGATGAAGCAGGATTTGAGATAAAAAATATAAATAACATAATTAGTGAACTTAAAATAACACAACTTAGTACAATAGCTATGAGAGTTATTGAAAGGTTTGATACTAAGGTTCACAATGCAAGAAATAATATAGAATCGGTTAATGAAGTTTATACAGGTATGCCTGAATGGGATGAAATAAACGGTGCGCTTTTTAATGGGTTATATGTGGTAGCAGGTCGCCCTGCAATGGGTAAGGGCGTACATTTAACAGAACTTGCTTGTAGGATGGGTAAGAAATACGATATAGGAATTATAAACGGTGAAATGAGTAATGAGCAGTTACTTACACGTATTGGCTGTAACCTTATGAGTATTGATAACTATTTATGGAAGAAAAACCCTGCGTGGGTAACAGATGAAGAATTAGAATTGGTTAAATTAGCGATGAACGAAACATTGAACTTAAAATTACACATTGATAAGAATAGAAATATAAATAAGATTTCAAACAAAATAAGGTTGTGGGTAGAAAAGTATAATGTAAAGTGTGTATTGGTTGATTTCCTAACAATACTTAAAGTAGGCGATGAATTAGGCAAGTATTTTACAGATACACAAAAGGTAAATTATATTTTAGATATTCTTGTTTCACTTTGCGAAGAATTAAAAATACCAATTATCCTTTATGTTCAGATGAATAGAGAGATATTAGGTAGGTCGGGAACAAAAGAACCAAACATGGGAGATTTGAAACAATCAGGTAGCATTGAAGAACTTGCTTATCAAGTTTCATTCCTTCACCGACCTGAATATTACGAACCCGATAATATTGTAGATGAAATGGGAGAAAGCACAAAAGACTTATGCTATCAAATAGTAGCTAAACATAGGGATGGAATGACAAAAAGATTAAAACATAAGGCAGTATTAAAATGTAGTCAACTTAAAGAATGGAACACAAGTAATTTTACACCAACAAAAGATATGCCTTTTTAATTATGAAAAAATTTAACAACGGTAACGATTGGGATAGTAGGTCTATTTCAATTAAAATTGACAATGATGTTATATCATTTTATTTAGAAGATAGGTTAAGATATTTTAGCCAACGGCAACAGTATATTTTAGAAAACGAAATAGAAGTGGACGATGATGAACCAACAGAACCCGAAACAATGTACTGGATACCGAAAGATGAATGGATAAAAGATAAAACCGAAAGACAAGATAGGGATGATAATTGGCATAAGCACATGAAAAGAAAGTCATGGTTCATACAAGAAATGGAAAACTACATCAACCAACAAACTAACCAATGACCAAGAAACAAATACAACTACTTAATAAATAAAATTAGTAAATGAAGAAAAAATTAGTTATATCATTTTCAGGTGGTCGCACTTCTGCTTATATGCTTTGGTGGTTATTAAATGAATGGGAGGACAGGCATAATTGGGAGATATTGGTTGTATTTGCTAACACAGGACTTGAAGCAGAAGGAACTTTATTTTTTGTAGACGAATGTAGCCAAGAATGGAATATACCCATTATATGGGTGGAGGCTAAATGTAAAGATGAAAATGGTGTACCTTATTCTGAAAAAGGGTGGTCGGTAAGGCATAAAATAGTAACATACGAAACAGCAAGCAGGAACGGTGAGCCATTTGAAGAAATGATTAGTATTTTAGGTATCCCTTCAACAGAAGCACCATTTTGTTCTTATCAACTTAAAAAATTAGGTATTGAAGATTTTGTAGATAGCGTAGGATGGAAAGATTATTATTTAGCTATTGGAGTAAGATTTGATGAATTATCAAGGATAAACCCAAACAGAGAGAAGCTTAAAATAATATATCCATTTGCTGAAATATTTCCAGTTGTTAAAAGACAAGTATCTGAATGGTGGGGTAAACAATCTTTTGACTTAAATATTCACGCTGATGAAGGTAATTGCATAAACTGTTGGAAAAAAGACTTTCCAAGACTTGCAAGGAACGCAATAAGGATACCCGAAAGTTTTGATTGGTGGAAACGAATGGAAATACAATATGGTAACTTGAACCCAAGAAATACAGACTTATTACCACCATTTAACTTTTACAGAAACAATAGAGGAACAATAGATATATTTAAGATGGCAGAATTATCCCAAGCAGAACTGAAACAATTAACAATGTTTGATGTATTAGATGGCTGTCAAGAATCCTGTGAAGTATTTTAAAACAAAAACACAATGACCAAAACCCAAATAAAAAGACTAACCCTACTTAACATTACCCCATCTAAGTATTTTGGTGGATTAAGATATTATAATTATAGGTTACGGGGGAGAATGAAAAAATACAGGGAAGTATTAGAAGGTAATTTTTAAGCCTATTTTAATCTATAATTAATCTAAGCATATTTAACTTTACATCCAACAATAAATTTTATGAAAATAGCATTAAGTGTTTCTTTATTTGTTATTATAGTTTTTTCTTATTTCTATTCAATGTATTGGTGCTTCCAACTTATGGACATTGCTAATACTATATTAAATATCATAGGTTTATTGCTTATGGTGTTCCTAACAACATTATTTATTTTATTCATTATCAAAAAAACAAAAAACAGTTATGAAAAAGGCACTTTGCGTTCTATCATTGATGGTATTTCTTTATTCATGCACAAGGATTAATCCTACCGAAGCGGGTTTTTCAATTAGTAATTCAGGTAATTATCGTGGGATTGATAGTTTGCCATTACTTACGGGTTATCAGTGGTACTTCCCGTTCACTACAAAGATTGTTACTATCCCAACAACACAACAACATATTGTATGGAGTGAGGCAAAGGGAGAAGGTAAAGCAGAAGGACAGGAAATAACTGTTTCTTGTTTGGGTGGTGCAGGATTTAAAATTGATGTTGGCATGAACTATCGTGTTAATCCATTTAAGGCATCTAAGATTTATCTAAAGTATAATACAGACGATCTTGAAAGTATTTCAGAAACGTATTTACGAAATGCAGTTAGAGGTGCAATGCAAGACGTATCTGGCACTTTGACCGTAGATAGTATATTAAACAATCTCCCTGCATTTGAACACCAAGTTGCACAAAACCTAAGCGTAAGACTATATCCCGAAGGTTTTATTGTTGACCTATTTAACATTTTATCTCAACCACGACCAACCGATGCAGATTTGGCTAAATCAATTAATGCAAAAATTAAAGCAAAGCAAGATGCAGAACGTACAAAGATGGAATTACAATCTTCTTTAGCAGAAGCACAAAAAATGATAGCAACTGCAAGGGGTGATAGTTCTTCCCGTATCATTAATGCAATGGCTGATGCAAAAGCAATCCAAGTAACACAGGCGGCACTTAGTTCTTCACCACAATATGTGGAACTTATTAAAGCCCAAAAATGGAACGGTGTATTACCAACAGTTGTTACAAGTGGACAGGGAACCTTCCTCCAATTAAAACAATAAAATAATTAATCTAAACAATAAAAACAAAACAATGACCAAAATAGTAGATTTATCAGACGTATTAACTATTGGATTAGAAGATGAATCAATACTTGTTTCTAAGAATGATTATAATTCAGGATGGGTATTAATTGCTCAAACCGATAAAGAAGAACAATGGTTTGATATAAAAATAGTACTTAATCCCCCCTACTTAAAAACAGGATACACAATGTATATACTAACTAAACATATTAAATAAGACTATGAGTACAGAAACAGTAGAACATTTAATTGATAGTTGGAGTGATTCTTTATCCGAGCGTATAATTGAAATACGTTTTGTAGATAAATCAGAAATGAAAGCAGCCATGAGTATCCATTTAAAGTCTGCACTATACGACTGTTTAAAGATTCAGCTACCACAGATTGAAAAGGATTTAATAGAAGCAAAGAGAGAATATGCAGAATATATTTCATTAAAAGGGTTTAATAAGTCAAACCTACAAGAAAAAATAATTTCTTTAAAAGCCAAACTGAAAGAACAAAATAAGTTGTTTGCATCATTAGATGTTAGCAATATGAATAAAGAAATGGTTCTTTGGTTTAGGAAAAATAGTGAAGAAAAATTATTAGAATTTTATGATTATTATAATTCTAATTTCAGAACACCACATAGTTTATTAACCAATAATAATACAAATGGCAAAAGTTCCTAAAACATCATTAGAAGCATACCATTCCATTACCAACGAACAATTAGCTAAAGACTATCAAAGGGTAATAGATGCTTTAAAAGTATTGGGGGAAGGGTGTATAAATTCCATTGCATTATTTATGAAAGTGGATGATAATAAAATATCCCGCAGAACAAAAGAAATGGTACTAAAAGGAATCCTATACAAAACAGGTAAACGTATGCAAACAAAAAGTGGAAGATGGGCAGATACATTAGGACTAACAGAGAACATAGGTAAGGATATAAAACCCCTACATGAATCTATAATACCTAACGGACAATTAACAGACAGAGTAAAGAAAAACGAACCTTCCGTTGAAAGTCATGCAAAAAATATCATAGATTTACAAACAACTTTATTCTAAATAAAAACAATATATGGAAATAAAATTTCAATTTAAGCCCTTTGGTAGAAAGCTGCTTATCGAAAAAACGGGTAAATTAAACCTTACAGAAGGTAGTAGCATTATACAAGCTGAAAGTATAAATGTGCCATTAACGGGTATTGTTATTGAAGCAGGGGATGGTGAGTGGAATGAAATGAGTGGGCAATGGATGGAAACAAAAATAAAGGTTGGCGAAAGGGTGTTGTTTTTAGAAAGTGCGGTAGCTGATATTAGAAGTCATGGTAAAGACCTGTTTTTGCTTCAAGAAAATGCCGTATTAGGCACATATTAATATGATACCACAACACATTGATAATTACTTACTTACGTTAGATACTAAATATACGGAAGAAATATTTTTAGAGGGAGGATTGAAACTTTACATAGACCCGTCATTTAGACCTGAATGGAATTGTACGGTAGTCGGAACAGTAGCTTCTATACCTAAAAATAACACAGGGGCAATAAATATAGGGGATACTGTATTGTTTAGTTATACGGTAGTTGGGCAACGTGATTTTTCGGGTATTGGTCATGTATTTCACTCTATGTTTGATAAGTATAATGACGATTTTCAGAGGTTTTCAAATGGTCGTGGTGAAATGATAACTATTGTTGCTTTTACGGGGGTAATTAGTAAAATTTACGCATGTTGTCATTTAGACGAAAGGGGACGATTGATAGGAGAAGGTATGCAGGGGAGTTTTTCACAAATGGAAAGATGGAAAAGCCAGTTTACATTTGATAGTGGGGGTGCATATAAGTATAAAAACCTGCTTCCTATAAACTCAAAGGATTATTGGATATGTAGACCAACGGAGATATTTGCTAAGATAGTTGATGGAGAATTACAGTCAGTAGGCGATAGGGTAATTATGCAGCCGCTTGAAACTGAATTGCCATCGGAAATATATTCTCAAATGGGGCTTGCTGTACCAAATTCATCGGTATCAGTTAGATATTACGATAGGGCTATTGTTTTATCGTTTGGTGAATCAAAACACATCCATAATGGTCAAATAGTAGCCTTTGACCAAAAATACCTTGAAAAATACGAATACAATAGCAAGCAATACTTTCTTATTAAGAAAAAAAGGATTTTAGGAGAGTATAAAAAAATATCTTAAATTAGCATATCACAAGCCAACAGCGTAATTGCGCAACGATGTTGGTTTTTTAGGAAACCTTAAAAGGTAGGTAATGGCGCAATCATTATCTGCCTTTTTATTTTATGAAAAAAAACGTATCAGATGGCGATGTTTTTCACCGATTAACTATTATTTCTAAAAGCCAAACAAAAAAATATCATTGGAATTGTTTGTGTATTTGTGGTAAAGAATGTGTTGTAGCCACAACTAATTTAATAAGAGATAGAACAAGGTCTTGCGGGTGCTATCATTCTGACCAAACAAAATTATCAAATACAAAACATGGGTGTTGTAGAAGATTAGAAGAAAGGACTTCGGAGTATACGGCATGGTGCAAAATGAAAGAAAGGTGTTATAATATAAACATATATGGGTACAAAAATTATGGTGGGAGAGGTGTCAAAGTTTGCGATAGGTGGTTGGAATGTTTTGATAATTTTTTAGAGGATATGGGAAAAAGACCGTCACCCAAACACAGTTTGGATAGATTCCCTGACATAAATGGGAATTATGAGCCAAGTAATTGCAGATGGGGTACTAAATTTGAACAAGACAGGGGTATGAGAAGGAATAAGTGGTATGAATATAATGGAATTAAAATGGTACAAATAGATTGGGCAAGATACTTAAACATTAGCCAACCTAAAATATGGGTATTGTTAAAGACAAAAACAATTGGTGAAATATATGAACATTATCTAAAAGAAGGAAAATTTACAGAAAAACGGTAAGTGTTTAATTTTTTGGTATATTTATGCCAAATTGTTACATAAATGGCTTGGACTGTAAAGACTATTTTTGATTTCATGGACTTTCAGATACGAAAGCAGGTCGGGTCGTTCATTACGATTCAAGAAGGGATGGACGCATTAGACCATGCACAGCTTGAAAAAATGGAGGATGACTTCAAAATTTACGGCATTAATCAAATAATCCACGATAGTTTAAAACCTTTTAAAATAATTCAGTACCAATTTACGAGTGCATCTGACGGAAGCGTTTCATTCCCAAGCAATTACGTTCACTTTCTTGACGGGGCATTTACAGTTTACGGTTCTACGGTAAATCAAATAAACTTTATAAACGGGGATGAAAAGGCAAAGGTTTTAACTAATCAACTTCGTGCCATAAGCCTTTCAAATCCAGTAGCAGAAGATAATTCAACAGGGTTTCAGCTATACCCACAATCAACCCAAACAGGATTTTATAACTATTTGCGTAGACCCGCAGTTCCAGTATATGCCTATACGCAAGTGGGTAGGGTTATCACATACGATTCAAATAACAGCACTCAACTTGAATGGCAGGATAACTATATAGACAATATTATCGCAAGGGCTATGGCTTATTTAGGCATAAATCTTTCTGAAAATGAGGTTGTGCAATTCTCCCAATTAAAACAACAGCAAACTAATTCACAATGAGCCTTACTAAAAGATTAGCGAGCGACCAAGTTTTATATCGTCTATATGGTGGTAATCCTGATAGTGCAGCCCCCGTACAAGAGCAAGACGTACAAAAGGCGTTAGAACAGAAAATTAATTCAAAATTTAGAGTAAGACAGCTTGAAAATATGCAAATGGGAGAAACTATCCCTGATGGGCTTTGCTTTGCTACTTATACAGGAGTAGCAGTAACGGCTGATGGAGATAGAAGTAAATCGGTATTGCCAGTTATGCCAATTTCCTTGCCACGAAACATGGGTGTTTTCGATATTCGGTATAACGATAACAGCTTTATTCCCCTGCAAGTTGGACAAAGAAGTTTGCTTAAAACCGACACCCTTTTAAATAATTTACTTAATCAGGTCGGTTATGAGCCAAAAGGGAAAACAGTTTATTATACTCAAAATATTGCTTTATTAGGTTGGACTACGGTAGACATGGATTTAATTGTTTCTGATTTATCAGTATTAAGTGATACCGACCCATTGCCCATTCCCGCCTCTTACGAGGAGGAGTTAATAAATGAGTTGGTAGCACAGTTTATTACAGTTCAGCCTGAATCAGCAACGGTAAACGCATTTACAACCGCTAATCAACAAACTAAATGACACTATATACTTTAGATTTTTCGGTTCGCAATTACTTGTTAAAAAACGGGTACAGCTTACATTGGTATATGCAAGCCCTTTTACATGCAGTTGACTGCCTTGCGGATTTGCATATAGATGATTTACACGTTGTACAAACAAGAATATTGCCCGTAAACGATTATAATGCTTGCGACCTTCCCGAAACATTTACACAAGAAGTGGGGGTGTTTATAAAATCAGGGGATAAATTACAACCACTAACACAAGACGATAGTATTAATCCATTGAACAACTACGATAGTGATTTTGCTATTACAAGGTGGGATAACCCAACAACAACAGATAGTACAGACCAATCAGTAGTACAGATAAGTGGGTTGCTAAATACGTGGTGGTATGGATTCAGTCCGTATGACAGTTTAGGTGAGCCAACGGGAAGATTTTTTGGTATAGGCAATCCCACAAATAAGACGTATAAAATTATAAAAGAAAGAAATCAGATTCAGTTAAGCGAAAGTATGTCAACGCCTGAAATAGTTTTGCAATGGATTGACGATGGAAGAAATTCTGATGCCGTTACAAGCGTAGAACCGTTTGCATTACCTGTAATTAATCAGTATATAAAATACGGGTTAAAGAATTGCAATAGAACTTATAGCCGTAGCGAAGTTGAATATGAATATCAAAAATATATTCAACAAAGAAAGATACTTCGTTCCCGTAAAAGTGATTTGACAATAACAGCACTAAGGCAAATAATTTATCGTAACACCCGTTTAAGCGCAAGTAAATAGATGTTAAATTCAAAGAAATATTTCCTACCTAATTGTGGTTTTAACAATGATGATGCGTTAAATGTATTGTCAGAAGAAGAATATACGAATTTGCAAAATGCACGTATTGGATTAAGTGAATTAGGTAAGGCTAATAGGTTGGAGAATTTAAGAGGTACAACACAGGTTACAAATAATAAACTTCCACCTTATGGTACAATGTTTACATTTGGAAGTTGTGTAGATAGTGCAAGAAATTATATTATTTATGCAGATTATTGTAGTCATGGCGACCACGGAATTTATGCGTATGATACGGTAGCGGGTACTACCTATGCGGTAGTATATGATAGTCAGATAATTGGTGGGTTGGGTTTCTCAAAAAGCTATAGGATTGACCGCAATATGTATGTTGTGGGAGATTTACTCTTTTGGTCTGATGGATTAGGAGAACCACGCTGCATTAATTATATAGCAGGGATTAAGTCAAATCAATCAAGCTATGTTACCGATGTAGCACCGTATTACTTCCCTATTAAATATCAATCTTCAACGGTTATAGTACGTCCACCTATTTATATTTTAACGGCAACTAAACAAACGGATAGTGGATTTTCAAACAACTTTATTAAATTAAATTCGTACCAGTTTACCTATCAGTATGTGTTTATTAATAATCAATATTCAGCATTAGCAGATTTTAGTTTATCAGTACCGTACAATTCAAGTGCAGATACATATAATAATATACTTGTAAAAGTACCATTTGCAGAGTTTATTGATAATGAAGTACAGCAAGTTAATTTGATTGCTAAGTATGGTAATACGGGTAAATCATTCACTATAAAATCATGGAACAAAGATAATAGTGCAGATGCAGCAGCTATCTTTAGTCATAATTTAGGTAACGTACAATTACAATATACATTCTATGATAACGTTGCAGGGGTAGCAGTAGACGATGTAACTTCTGTTACTCAATATAGTAATGTACCACTTACTTCAAAGACATTAGTACCTGCAAAAAATAGATTGTTCTTAGCTAATAATAAGTTGGGATATGATACACCAATGGCAACAAGTAGCTTATCTGTAACTACGGGTACTTCGGGTTCTGATACTGTTATTTTTAAAAGTGGTGGTACGATAAGATTAAGCATACAGTTTTTTGATAGGTTTAAAAGAAAGTGTGGTGCTATTGTAAGTAGTGTTTCTGTAACCATACCTATTAGGACATATACCCAAACTACTTTTTATAACGCAATAAATTGGGCTTTAAGTAATACAAACGCTCTTACTGAAATACCTGATTGGGCTTATTACTATCAAATACTTTGGACTAAAAACCTTATCAATTCATTCTTTATTCAAGGTATGGTACAAGATATGTACTATGCAGAAAAAGATAATGACGGAGTTTATACGTTTACCCAAACAACTTTTAATTCTGTTTCTACAAAAGCATTGGCAGTAAGTTTAGCTACATTAAATTCATTAGGTATAGGATATACTTATACAGAAGGTGATTTAGCTATTATATATAGATATACTGATGTAAACTACAATTCATCTGTATTGGGTGTTTCGGGTAATTTTGTTCTTCTTTCCCCAGTTGATATTGGAAAATTAAATAACGCATATAGTTTTTCAATAGTACCATTTTCATCAGTTAATGCCGCAGATACGCTATGGTGTCCAGTAGTATGTAACAACCCTGTTAATGGTGTTGAAATGATTGTGCAAAGCGCACCCATAGCAGGACTTAACCCAGACCCACCTGATTTGGGGGATGCAAATTATATAATAGATAATTTAACATTTGCAACAAGGACTTTTACGGTAAGTGGTTCTGTAACATTTAATATTACAGGCACACCAATTACGTACCCTAATGTTATACTTAGCGTTTATTGTACTAAAATACCCGGAACGATTTCTGATGTGTCTATAACAACATTATTTACAGAAGCGGCTACGGCAGGTTCACATACAGTTAGTTTTTCTGCTACAGTAACAATACCGTCAGGATATAATAGGGTCAGTTTAATATATTTTTTACCCGATGTAATAACATTTAATGCTACACTTGGTAGCTTATCGTTTATAGAAACAGGTGCTTTAAATTTACTTGAACTATACACACCAAATCAAGATACAGTTACTCAATCTTATTATGGTTATGGTAGTGTGTACGATGTAACAAACCCAACTACAAATACAAGAACATACAGTACACTTTCGGGAACAATATTAGGGGATGCTTTTAAGATTTCAAGAACAATAAACACATCTACTATTTATTATCCCGAAGCAATGTCACCAAATGATTTAAGATGGCAGCTTTGGCAAAGAAGTTTGAGTTTCTTTAACGTAGTAGATTATATAGGACAGCAAATAAAAACAGATAGTGTAGCATTTAGTGATACCTATATTAATGGTAGTAATACAAATGGGTTATGTTCATTCCAACCACTTAATCAAACGGATATTGGTTCAAGTAGTGGACAGATACAGAAACTAATATTGACAAATAAGCAACAAGAAGCAGGAACGGTAATGCTTATCCTTACAGATAATGAATGTTTATCAGCTTACTTAGGGGAAACACAGATAGTTGCTTCTGCAAAAAATACATTCGTTTCGGTATCAGACGGTACAATAGGTACAATAAATGAATTGCGTGGTAATAGCGGTACAATGAACCCTGAAAGCGTTATTCAATACTTAGGCGAAGTATATTGGGTTGACATAAATAACGGATGGGTAACACAGTATTCAAGCAATGGTTTGTTCCCTATAAGTAGCTTTAAAATGTCACGTTTCTTCCAAAGATATTTAAAGAATTACGCAGCAGCAAGTACGGGTAATTTGGATAATATAAACGGGTTTCACCATATTTCAATGATGATTGACCCATTCCATAAAAGGGTTCAAGTGGTATTGCCTGCACTTATCTATGAAAACTATGCAGCTACGTTACCTTCATATTCAAGTGTTCCATCTTATGCTACTTCAATAGTAAATAGATTTGATGCTTATGATGAATTGGGTAAAACAATGACATTTGACTTTATAAACAACAAATGGAAAGAAAGTTTTCAATACCTACCCGAATGGAGCGAATATGTAGGGGACAAGATGTATGGGTTCAAAGCAGGGTTAATGTACATACACGATGCAGATACAACCAACTACAACAGATTCTACGGTACAAACTATCCCGTAAGATTCATGTTCACCAATAATTTACCCCCTTCGGCAGTAAAAGATATGTTCGATATGTCTATTGAGGGTAATGTTATTCCTGACTTTACGGTGCTTTATTCAACGTTCCCATGGACGCAAATTACAGATTTAACAAGTAGTGATTACAGGGCAGAAGAAGGGGTACAATATGCAAGGTTTTTAAGAGATAGGCTTTCTGTTAATACGGGTAGTTCAGACCCCGATTTGAACCTTAATATTGGTCAAATTGTACAGTCAGAAGTGCCACAAATACAAATCGAATTGCAAGCATACACATCCTTAATTTATATTAACGCTATAAATGTCGGATGGGCTATTTCAAAAGGACAAGCCAAAATAGTCAATAAATGAACCAAATAATCAGAAATAACGATGCCAAAATAGATGAATTGGAAGCGGCTATGTTAGATGGTTATGAAGTAGTAGATTTACCATTGAATCATGTATTTACCCCTAAGATGTATGTAAGGCAGATATTTATGCCAAAGGGTACATTGCTAACGAGTAGGATTCATAATACAACTCACCCGTATTGTGTATCTTTGGGAAGTGTAAATGTGCAAATTGATTTAGGGGAATGGGTTACTATAAAAGCACCCTATTTAGGGGTAACAAACGCAGGAACGAGAAGGGTATTATTTATATTGGAAGATTGTGTTTGGCAGACGTTCCACCCCTTAGATTGGATTACTGGCGAAGAAAATGATTGGGATGAAGAAGAAAAACGTAAATTAGTGGATAAAATAGAAAGTATGATATTAGAACCACATATTAATGAATTAACGGGTACTGATGTTCATACTGAATATTTGCAAGAATTAAATAACAACATAAATAAACTACAATGGCATTCGTAGGCATAGCGATAGGCGGTGCAGCCCTTAGTGCAGGGTCAAAAATATATAGCGGTATTCAGCAGGGCAAAGCGGCTAATAAAATTAACCCGCAATACAAAGCCTATACAGAAAGCCCCTATGCAAAACAATCATTAGGACTTGCACAGCAAATGTTTAATGGTAGAATGGCAGGTGCAGCAGACGCAAGTAGGGGTATCCAAAACACACAAGGAAACCAAATAGCCAATATCCAAAGAAACGCAACAGATAGTTCAACAGCATTAGCATTAGGGGCAGCAGCACAAGGTCAAGCCGATAGTTCTGTAAATAACCTTGCAATGCAGGAAGGACAATATAAAACAGGGTTACTTGATAACGTACAGAACGCTTACAACCAACTTACCAAAGAACACCAAAACATTTATCAAGACCAATTCGATAAATACAAATTAGATTCAGCAGCCAAACAACAACTTAAAAACGCAAGTACAGCTAACATAGTAGGTGGTATTAGTGATGTAGCTTCGGGTGCATTGGGATTTGCAGGTGCAGGGATTGGCGGCGGGGGTGGTGCAATGAAATCGCTTGCAGGTGGTGTGCCAAATAGTTTAGGCAAAAACCAAGTAACACAAAATGCTGCAATGTCAAGCGGATTTGTACAGCAAACACAAGCACCACAACAATTTATGGGTAATCAAAATCCTTTATTATCAGCAGACCAAATGAATACAGGGTTTATAAAACCAAGCGAATTTACCTTCAAGAACAAATATTTTAAAACAAAATAAATGGCAGGAGATTACAATTCAGCAGAAGCCAATATAGAACTACCAAGTCAATTCGGTAGTATTGGTAATGCCTTGCAAAATTACACAGCCACTAAAGAAAGAAGGCAACAGCGTGAAGATGCTTTATCTGAAAGAAGGTTTGAATTTGACCAACGAAATCAACTTGCCCAACAAGAAAAAGCAGATAGAAACAGACTGTTTAATTTAAAGCAAATACAAGATGCTACTGCACAAAAACAATTTGAAACACCTAACCATATAATTGATAACCAAATAGGTACAGAACTAAAATCAATACATGATGATTCTTTTCAATTTTTAGATAAAGACCCTGCATTTGTAGACCAATACATTAAAAACAGAATAGGGAAGGTTTCTCAATGGAGTGACTTAGCAAAACAGCATGCACAACAAATAAAAGACGGGATTACAGAATTTAATAAAACAGTACCCAATACCGATTTAAACAAAACATACGAATATACAAATCAGCAGTTCAAAGATAATTTCTTCGATAAAGACCAAATGGGAAATTATTCAGGACTTAAAGACCCACATTTAATAGCACAAAACGTAAATTATCTCGAACAGTTCAACGACCCTAATAAACTTGCAACCATTGTAAATAATACAGAACCACTATATAAATTTTTCAAAGAGATACCAAAAGAAGCAATACATGGTAGTGAGTATGTAAATAAAAAAGGGAATGTAGTTAGCAATAAATGGTCAGGATGGGGTACACCATATACCCAAGTAGTAGGTGATGAAAATGACAAACCAACAGCCCAAGTACCATATCAAGCAGCAATGGTGACAGAACAAGGTGAACCAATAAAAATAGCTACTCCACAATTAAGACAAGCTATGATTGGTAATCCTGCCGTAGAAGCATCTTTTATAAAAGAATGGGGTAATGAAGTAGCAAGAAAAGGGTTACAAAATGTAGATTCTCATGCCTTAGATATTTTAAAAGAAAATTTCAGACATAGATTTGCAGAACAACAATTACTACCAACTCACCAAGTTAATTTAGATGAAAAGGTAGTAACACCAACAACCAAAAATTATATAAGTACAGGTTCAAAAGAAACATCATTTAATGATATAGCCCAACAGTTAGAAGATTTTTTACCAAAAGAGGGGCTTGCACCATTAACAAGCGCACCTTCGGAAGTAAGAGAATATTTATCTAATTCAGTAAATAAAAGTAGAGGAATAGATAACCATTTAGACATAGATAAATTAAGTGTAGTAAAGGCAAATAATGGTTCTTATAGGGTTTTGGATATGAATAATGACGGTGAAGTAGTAGGGGTATTTTCAAGAAAGGGAATTAACCTATCGGGGGCAAAGGGGAAAAACGAAAGAGAAGCAGCTAAAAAGGATAATCAACAAGCTGCACCACAAACAAAAATGACACCTACGCAATGGAATGATTCGTGGACTAAATTAAAAGTAGGTCAAACAATGGTAGGATTAGATGGTAAAACTTATACAAAGAAATAAAAAATGGCAGAATTAGAATACTTAGAAGAAGAACAAGATACGCAATGGAAACCACCAACCGATGCTATTGCTACTTCCAATGATAATTCATGGAAGCCACCTACTGATGCCGTTGAAAAAAAAAATCAAGTTGGGAACGTTTTAAAAAATGGTACTACACCTACTTCCCAATCCAAATCACAATTACCATCAATATTTCAAGAGGGAACAAACCTAACGAATAACAATGCTTTCAAGCAAATAGGTAAACAAATACCACCCGAATTACAGCAAAGACACGATGAAATAACTAATAGAATTACTGAACTAAATAAACAGCCCAAACCTGAAAATCAAACACCATTACAGAAGTTTGATAATATGGCTGCACCCCTATTAGGATTTAATAGAGATATTACAGAATCAGTAAGTCCAAAGAAGCGTGGGGAAATAGACCAAATGCAAGCAGGGATGTTGCACGATGTAAATGGACATTGGGGCAACATAGTAGGTAATGTATTAGGGCAGTTTAATAATACTGCATTAAAATTAGCTTCGGGTGGGTTATCGTTAGCTACGGATTTGAAAAATACACTTCAAAATCCCATATCAGCATCCTTACCAAGTGGAGCAACTTCCAATGAAGATGAACCAATGAATAAGTTAATTGTTGGATTAAACGGACTTCAAAAACAAACGGAACAATACATAGGTGAAAACCCATTACCAAGTTCAAATGTAATAACACCTGATACTAAATTAGGTAAAGTAAATTCATACTTAGGTACTATTACAGAAGCACTTTCTTCATTCGCACCTGATTTAGCAGCTACCATTGCATTGCCTGAAACTAAGGTAGCACAAGGGGCAAGTGCTTTACAGAAAGTAGGTTCATTTTTAGCCAACCCTTTTACAAAGTATTTAGCTACTAAAGGTGCAATATCGGATTATGGACAAGCAAAGCAAGAAGGCAAATCAATACCACAAGCGGCAGTATCAGGATTAAAAGGTGGTGCAGAAGGGGCAAAAACGGGTATTGAATTAGCATTGTTAGGTGCGGGTAGTGGTATGGCTACAAATGCGGTAATGAGAAAAGCAGAGCAATTAGGATTAGCAGGAACAAAGGCTATTGCTACCCGTCAATTAGTTGGATTAAGTTCTGATATAGTTGCTTACGGGTTATTACAATCTGAATTAAATTCATTAACAGAAGAAGGTAAGTTTGCCACAGCAAAACAGATAGCAGATGGGATAGGCATTGCAGCAGCATTTAGAATTAAACACGGTGCATCTGAACTATCCCAACACAGAAAGCTAAACAAAGCCATAGAAGAAACACAAAACCAAAGACAAGGTGTAGCAATGGCAAACTTTGTAGATGCCGACCACGAAGCTATAAAGACTGTTTACGACCAACCCGAAACAGCACAAGAACTAAACTTACAAGCCTTAGATGCAGCTAAGAAAGCAAAAGAAACAAGCGACCTTTCTAAAAAACAAGAATACGTTGCCAAAGCAATTACTTTAACCAAAGCATCTAATGTAAAATCAGTTGCAGATTTAGTATTAAACAACCCGCAAGCATTAGAAGATTTTAAAAATAATCCTGATATACCCGATGCAGTAAAAGAACCATTTTTAAAGAAAGCACAGGAAATTACTGATTTATTAAAACCAAAAACAGAAAGTTCCACTACTGAAAATGTTCCACTCGAAACAGTTCCAGATGGGAACATTGAACAACCAACGGTATTGCAGCAAGATGTTCAAGAAGCGGAGCAGCAAGGACAGCCCGAACAAATAACCAAACCAATAGAACTATCCCCTGAAATAACTAACCCCGAACAACCCTTAACAGAACCTACACCTTCAAATAAAATAAAAACAGAAAGTGGGAATGTAATAGAAAGGGATGTAGAAAGTGAAAAAATAAGGGGTGATGAAGGGCATAGATTATATCAAATAAAAGATAGCAATGGGAAAAGATTAGGGAGTATTTCTTTAAATGAAAGAAATGACTTAGGTGGGTATCAAATAGAAGTAGCTACCGTTTTTAATAAAAAACAAGGAACGGGTAAAGATGCGTATAAGTCATTAATAAAATCATTAGATAAACCATTAATATCAGATAGTAGCCTAACGGCAGATGCTAAAGGTTTATGGGAATCATTAGTTAAAGATGGGTATGCTAAATATGATAAAGAAGCGGGGAAATACATTTCAATTAAACCAATCGAACAAACCCCTACACCTTCTACTGTAAAGAGTGGTGAAGGATTGAAAGATATAGAAAGTACGGTAAAGGCTTTAGATAAAATAAATGAAGTAGATAAAATAGGGTTTAATAATTTAATAGGATTTGCAGACCCTAAAGTAGAAAAGGTAGGGATTAAAATACCTATTGCAGATATTAATGAAACAAATTTATATGGGCAAAAACTATCAGATGCGGTAGATAATGTAAAAAATGGTCATTCTTCAAAAGAAGTTATTTCCCCAACAGTTTATGAAGAAAACGGTAAGTATATAATCGTTGATGGTTTTCATAGAATAGCCAAAGCGAAATTAAATGGGGAAAGTAATATCAAGGTAGATATAGTATCGCCCGATACAAATAAAATATCTGAATTATATCACAAGGCAAAAGCAGATGGAAGTAACCCTGAATTTGTAAAAGAAGTAGAAAATTTAATAAATAAAAATGAAACTACCCAAGATACCAAGCAAGCAGAGGGATTGAAAGACTATGATACAAGTCAGGTTTATTATCGTGGCAGCGAAAATCCTGAATTAGAATTAAAGGAAAGTGAAGGTCACGACCATTTTACAAAGGGGGTATCTACTACAAAGACGGAAGAATATGCTAAGTTTCATGGGGACAATGTTAAAAAATATTACGGTAAGAAAGGTGATTTTATAGAATATTTTGACTTAGTTGATAGGTACGAAAAAGAATTTGGAACTGATGATTGGACGGGGGAAGAATTATCTAATTATGGTAAAAAATTAGGGTTTGTTGGAAGTAGATTAAATGACCCAAATGCAGGAGTTGATTATAGATTTTTCGATGCTTCGTCTTTAAAAGAAGTACCCGCAAAAAAAGAACCAATAAAACAAAAAATAACAGTAGTAGAAGATAGAAACGATACGCCAATTAATATAGATGATATTGGTGAAGGATTTGTATTGCATAGGGGTAGTAAGGATGGAAGTCAAGAAGGATTTAATTCATTACAGTCTAATAATGGGTACGGATATGACAAGGGAAGCGTATTAGTATCGTCTGTAATTAAAAAAGGTGCTAAAGTCTTAAAGTTAGTAGAAGGTAATACTGAAAATTACAAGAATAATGAAAATGGCATAAATGAGTTTTATAAAATAGTAGGGGATAAATTAAGAAACCAAAAAAGTGAATGGCTTAATGAACCAGACCCGTCTGATATTACTCAAAGATTATGGGGTAACAAAGCAGCAGTTGAAAAATTAAGAAAAGCAGGGGTAGATATTGTGATTGGGAATACCATAGACGGGGTAGATGCCTTTATTGTAAACAAAGATGCAGTAGAAAAATATGATATAAATGAGCATTTTAAAAAATATGGCAGAGTAGAACCTAAAGAAGATGATGTTGCAGCTAATTTCTTGAAAAAAATTGAAGCAGAAAAAAATGAAAATTACAAAAATAATAAGCAAGCAGAAGCAGAGAAGCAACAACCTGAAAAACTTAGTGATAATAGCGGAACAGCAGAAGAAGGAAAGATTACAGAACCAACTGACAACGGAAAAGAACCACCAATAGAACCACCTACTGATAACACCTTCATGTATGAAGGTTCTAAAAAACAACGTGAATTAGGGTTACTTAATCACCTAATGAACGCTACTGAAATACCCGAAGGATATAAAAATGGGTTAAAAGAAAAAGGACTTGATTATGAAGTATCAAATCAATATGAAGCGGCTGAATCAGCCAAAGGGGTTATAAACTCTATTGGTAGAAATGATGCTATGGAAGC